CTTCGTGGTGAAGTTATGATTAAAGCACTTGAACCTAAAAAGAATGATAATACAAACAATGTTCTTGCTGAATATTTGGAAAGACAGGGGATAAGTGAAAACGTAAATAGTGGTAACACTTCTATTTTCCAGCAGGTAAATCAGTTGGAAGACGATACTGAGAATTCATAATTTTCTATAATTAAAATATACAATCGGTTATGGCGTAAGTGGTAGTCGCACTTGGTTTTGGTCCAAGCTATCCGGGTTCGAATCCTGGTAACCGAGATAATCATCAATTCTTGGTGATTGTACATTTTTTCATCCTTTTTGGGAAGGTTGGTTGCCTGTCACCGGGACAGGAAGTCGAGTGCTTACTCACTTCGCATAAATTAAATAGGGAAACCGAGTAGGTGAAGTTATTTATTTTAACTAACTATCTCAACTTCATTTGCGTATGTTAACATATTTGTTACATATTTGCTCCAGAGAGGTGGAACTTCAAACAACTCTTAATTCCACCTCTCTTTTTTAGATTATGCAATATAGATTAATAACAACTAAACAAGGTCAGATTCCCATAGAACAGATAAAAGAAGGTACAGAAGTATATTCTATGGGTGAGTGGAAAATTTCACCAAAACCTGTAAAAGGAATTTGCCTTAAATGTTCTTTTGATACTCTTCCTACTACAATTTTTGAAAAAACATTTGCTAATTATAAAAAGGAATTTTCAGTAAATCATTATCCTGTCATAAAACCCACTAAAGAGTTTAGAGATGAACTTGCTATCCGGGGTTATTTCAAAGAGGATTTTAATCCGAACATTACCCATATTCCATTTGCCGGTTATGATACTATTCTTTACTGGTATACAAAGTTCATAAGATTATTTGGTGAAACAGGCAACATCACCATGACTGAGAATGGTATTAATCTGAATATAATCAGACATAAACTTGAAGAGCTTTCAGGTGAAGACCTTACAGTGAGAAATCTTGAGTATTATCTCGAAGGCATGATGAGAAAGCAACTTTATTATGTTAATAATAAATTTCATCTTAAAGAAACATTAAATGAATCGGACCGGATTGTTTTAAGGCTGCTTGGAATTGATTGTGTTTCAGGTAAGAATGGGACGAGAATTGAAAATGATGTGGCTTTTCTTACACACGTAAAAGATGATTACGCTAAATCAAAAATAACAGATGATATGATTGTTCATTCCTTGAAAAAATCCATAGAAATGCCGGAATATACGAATGGCAATATGGTTTTGAAAAAAGAAGAAGTTGAAGACTGGATTCTCCCAGGAATAAATCCTGATATAAACTGTATAAATCCTTTGAATTGCCATGAATCAGCGTTATTCAAAAAGAGATATCTTTATACCAAAGAATTTAAGTCAGATGGAAGAACTACGGGTGCTTATGTAGAAAACAGCATTTACAATAAAATTTTTGAAAATTAAATAAATTCTATTATTAATGTAGAGGTAAATAATGAGTGAATATAACATTGAATCGGATATTACTATTGATTCTTATAATCTTGAAAATGAATGTATCAGCATGGCAAGTACATATTACAGATATGCTGATTTAGCCCGTGAAGCTAAATCCCTGGTGTCAGAGAAAGCAGATAATGTAAAGGTTGTCCGTGCTGAAAGAGCAATAGCAATCCGTGAATATTGTGCATCTCCTGATTATAACGGTGTTAAAGTTACAGAAGGTGTTATCACGGCAATGGTTGAAAAAGACCCGGATGTTCTTAAAGCAAATAAAGAATTGAGAGATGCCGAAGCAACTTTTGACAAACTTTCTGTAATGGTAAAGTCTATGGAAATTAAGAAAGGTGAGCTTGATAATCTTGTAAAACTTAAATGCAATGGTACTTATGTAGATAATATGACCAAGCCTACAAAGAATCTTAATGCAGAAACATCTTCCGAGTATTTGCGTAATTCTATGAGCAGAGTTCCTACAAATTTTGAAGATTAAATATTTTCTATAATTAATATACAGTAAAAATCCTGAAGAACTCATCACTCTTCAGGTGAAAATATAACATTAATTTATTATAGGCAAAAATGCCAAGGAGAAAAGAATTATGTTTCAGAAGAAAACGATGAGCACAAGAACCTATGAAAATGGTTCTAACCCTTATGGAAACCGCTTTGGTGGTAGTGGTGGATTTCAGGACAGTCTTAATATGAAAGAGACTGGCCTTGAAAAATGGAAGCCTGCTGAAGGAGAAAACCTTGTAGACTTTGTACCTTTCAATGCAACTGAAGCAAATCCGCTTGTACTTGCCGGAAAGGCAGAAGTTGGAGACCCAATGTACTCTCTTGATTATTTTGTACATCGTGGTATTGGTCCAAACAAAGCAAACATTACATGTCTTAAACAGTATGGGGAAGATTGTCCACTCTGTCGTGAATCACAGCGTATCCGTGACCTTGGTGGAAAAGAAAATGAGGATAAGGCATTTGCACTCAAAGCAAAGCGTCGTGTAGTATATGTTGTCCATGACCTTAATACCGACAAGTATGGCTATTGGGATACCGGTTACAAATCTGTTGAAGAACCACTTATGAATCGTGCAAGAATCACAAAGAATCCTGAAACAGGTGCCGCAGCAAATGTATTCGATTGGGAAGAAGGAATGTCTGTAAAGTTCCTTGGAACAAAGAAGAAATTCAATGACACTTTCTATAATGAACCAAGTACATTTGATTTTGTTCCACGTAAGCCGCTTTCAGATGAAGTTCTCAAGCATTCCATTGACCTTGCAACCGTAATCAAGAAGACATCTGCTGAAGATATGGAAAAACTTATTTCAGGTAAGGCTTACTCAGTAAGTTCAGATAAACCTGCTGAAACAAAACCTACACAGTCTGTGGAAGCGGCAAATATTGAAGACTATGATGAAAAGCCAAGCCAGACATCAAGTCTTGCAGACGAAGCTCTCAATGCAGCCGGTAGACAATCATTCGATGATATGAAACCTGTAGAAGAACAGAAAGCTGCTCCAACAGGTCATGTTTGTCCTTTTGGTCATAAGTTTGGAGAGAATGACAAATACCCTGATTGTTCAAAGTGTGATACAGAAATCTGGGAAAAGTGCCTTGATTGCAAGTAATCACAATTTGTAAATAATCTGGCTCTGATAGGGTGGAATATAAATTTTCACCCTATCATTATGTATGGAGGTTTTATGAATCAGAAACAGATGATTAAAGAATGTGCAGATAAAGGTTTTGATTTCTCTCTGCCTTTGATTTATAGATATGGTAAGAAAAATGGATTTCTCATTCAGTATAAAGAGAAAGGTAGAGATAGGTACCGGGTTGATGAAGATAAATTTCACCAGTGGCTTGATAATTACCATATTGATGAAAGTTACATCTCTCTTAAAGATGTTTGTAAACAGTATGAAATTTCTTATGCTGCGATAAAATATATCCTGAATAAGAATGCCTGTGAGATTACAAAACTCGGTAGTGAACAGAACGGACTTTTTTATGCAAAACGAACAGACATTGAAAGAGTTATCGGACAGTATAATAAACGTTCTTAAAAACAGGAGAAATGAAATGGTACAAAACGTACAATATTTTCAGCTAGGATGTAAACTTCTTGACTTGATTGTTGGCGGTGACAAACATGTATATGGTGTTCCAGGTGGTCGTATTTGGAATTTATGTGGGGATAAGGGAAGTGGAAAAACCTACCTCTGTAATGAAGCTATTGCATGGGCTCATTATATTTTGGGTGATAAGTTCAAATGGATGTATGCTGACTGTGAACGTGGATATTCTTTCGATACTCAGAAGATGTACGGATTTGATATTCATACTGAAGATTCAGATGCTCCTGAGACAGTAGAGAAGGCTTTTTACTGTATTACAAAATTCGCAAAATCTCTTAAAGATGATGAGTTTGGAATTTATGTTCTAGATTCTCTTGATGCACTTACCAGTCAGGAACAGGATGAACGTGCAGAAGAACGAATCGACGCTATTGAGAATGATAAGGAAATGAAAGGTACTTATGGTATGGGTAAAGCAAAGTATCTTTCACAGGAGTTTTTCCCTCAGCTTTGTAAAACTCTTGAGAATAAAAATATTCTCCTGATTATCGTTTCTCAGATTCGTGACAATGTTCAGATTGGTTCGTTTGAAAAGTATACCAGAGCCGGTGGTAAAGCTCTTGATTTCTACAGTTCTCTTATTACATGGCTTGCTACAGCAAAGAAGATTACTGTAAAAGATGGAGATAAAGATGTTCCTATTGGCGGTACAAATAAAATCAAAGTAACCAAAGGTAAAGTTCCAAGACCATTCCGTGAAGGATTCTATACATTCTATTACTCAATGGGTATCGATAACGTTACAACCGGTGTAGATTATTTGTTTGATATTCGTACCAAAACAGGTGATATTTCTGCTCCGGCGACTAAATGTTGTGCGTGGGAAAATGACCCTAACAAGAAACCTATGAGTGGTCCAGAAGTACGACAATGGCTTATTGATAACAAATGGTTTGATGATTATAAACAATCTAAATATTATCCAAGTAATGGCAGATATTCTTTCGAAAGTGCTCTTGAATATATTAAAGCCGATAAGGATAAGAAAAAACTGTTTGATGAAACTTTCTCACTTGCCATGGAAAGAGACATGCTTATCAAGTATATCTATGATAATGGTCTTGAAGAAGAACTTAATAAGCGAGTTGAAGAGAAATGGGAAACCTTTGAAGACAGTTTGCTTAAAGCCATTCCAAATCAGCATGGTAAATATGCAAAGTTTTATGCAAATCAGCCGATGTCTACAGATGAAGATGTTATAATCTAAACATAAAGTAAACATTCATAATTTTGCTCCCAGGGAATAGAATTCAACTTCTATTCCCTTTTTTTTATATATTTCTTAGAGTAAACCTATACTGTTTTATCATATAAGGAGAAAAGCATTATGAATAAGGTATTTGGAATTATTGGTTCATTGCTCTTTGTAGCATCTGTAATCGTTGGATATTTCTGCAAGTTTGAAAGTGCAGACATTGTTGCTGTTGCTCTTGCAGCTTTTGCTCTTGCAACAACTGTTGTAGCTGTTGTGAAGAAATATAAGAAAGAAGGTGAGAAGTTTAACTGGAAGTATATCCTTGTTATCGCACTTGCCCTTGTTGGTGCGGTTCTGGTTGCTATTGGTGGTCTTTCTGATTCTATCTTTGCAACCCTTGCCGGTGCTGTTATCGGTATTCTTACAATTATTTTTGGTGTTTTTGCTGCTAAAAAGGCAGCTTAAATAAGAAATCCATACTAATGGGTTTACTCCTTTGAGACCTGACAGGTTTTATTTTGGTTTTTTCTGTCAGGTCTCTTTCTTTTTAGAAGAGCATAGACGAATGTTCCTTTACAGAGTTCTTTCCAATCTGTAAATCCCCATTCAGGTCGGATAAAACCTTTTCGATTTCATCTTCAGGCAAATCAAGAAAATCATTCTTAATCTTTCCTGTCAGATAACCCTTGCAGACATTCCATAAAGAAATATCAGCATCCTTACAGTAATGAAGATTCACTTCATTAACCTTATCCAGAAATTCCCTTTCCGACTGTGTAAGTTCATTCATTCTCATTTCTCTATTCTCCCATGAACATAAGTATAAGGATTAAAAGAGCAGCAAAAGCACCTGATACAAGACTGATTTTGTAAGAAAGATTAGCCTTGAAAAGTTCCTTTGCTTTCTTAAATTCAAAATATTTGTCTGTAAAGAGTACAAACAAACTAGCACTAACCATAATGACGATTAAAAGAAAATAATACATAATTCCCCACCTTTATTTCTTAATATTTCAAATTCAGTCATACTTCCCTTTATGACCGGATATCCGACATACTTTTATTATCGTAACAGATAATAAAATACTTTAGTAAATATTATAACAGATAATAAAATAAGTCAAGGAAAATCTAAAATCATTATATATTATTTAATAAAGGGGTAAACACAAATTGACACGTGCAGAACAGAAAAAAGAAAAACTGAAAAGGGAAAAGGACTTTATCGAATCATGTAAAGGTAAAGCCCTTAATCAGCAGGAGAAATCTAAATTCCGTGAAACTACTGTATGGAAAGAGTTTCGTAATTTCTTCAAAGGTCAGGTAGACCCAATTACATTAAAGAAATTACCAAAGAGATATAACTTGCATCACATGTGCTTAAATCCCTCAGAGTACATAATCCTGAAGAAAGACAGGTTCGTTCCTTTGAACGGAACAACCCATGACCTTGTTCATTATCTGTATGGATATTACCGGAAGGATAAAGATGTACTCAAACGTCTGAAACGTATATTAGACCGTATGGTTGAAATCAATGATGGTAAAGATATATGTGATTATAAAAAGGAACTGAGAAAGGAAAAATAGTTATGGTAAAAGCAGAACAAATCCGGGAAATCCTGCCTGTGGAAAAATGGATAACAGACCCTTTTTATGTCGGTCCTTCAGCAAACTATATCCGGCCTTATGTAAGGGAATTTGTAGAAGAGTTTAATAATGCAACTTATGTAAATGAAATGGGCTTAACCGTACCAAAGAGAAAGTTTATTGCAACAGGAGCTTCCCGAACCGGAAAGTCTTATGGAGCACGTAAGTTAATACAGAGAATCCTTTATGAAATGAGCTGCTGGAAGAACTTCCCTTGTCTGTTTGGACTTGACCCTAATACAACACCTAAAATATTCTGGCTTTCATATACCTTGTCAAAATCTAAGTCAACAGGTTTAAAACAACTTATCAAAGATATTGATAGTTGTCCCTATTGGCAGTTGCCCGGATTAAAGAGAAAAGATGTAGAAACAGAGCTTATTTTTCCATTCTGTGAAATACTTCCAGGTTCTCAGGTAGAACATATCGTCGGTGAAGATATGCTTGGCTGCGTACTTGATGAAGCCAATGTCCGTAAAGTAGCAAAGGGAACAGAAGTAGAAGAAACCCAAAAGATGTTTCAGGAAATGAGACAGCGTTCAGTAATGACTTTCTCTAAGAATGGTATATGGGGCGGATTCTCAGGTATCATTTCATCTTCAACTACATCATCTTCATTCGTAGCAATTGAGCTTGAAAAGGCAAAGAAAGACGGTGATACAGCCATTATGGAAGCATCTGTATATGAGGCCAATCCTGAACAGTACAGTAAGGAAAAGTTTCCTGTATTTATCGGTAATGGTACTATAGCACCTTTTATCATAGACCAGGCAGACAGTGCAATAAAGACCCAGATAGCAGATACCTATGGACAGACATTAGACCAGTTCGTAGAGGATAATCCAAACCTTATAGAAATGGTTCCGGTATCAATCCGTAAGTTCTATGAGGAAGACCTTTCATTCTCCCTTGCCAATATGTCAGGTAAGGTACAGACAGGAACGAACAAGTTCATCAATAACAGCAGCATTATCAAGAATATATGGAATGATGAGAAATCACCTTTACTTTCTGAAATACCTGAGATTGGTATATACGACCAGACAAGTCCATTCTTAATATGGAATCCTGACAGAGCTATGGAGCATTATCATGGTGAGAATGTATATCTGCATATAGACGCTTCGCAAAAGCATGACCATACGGGTTTCTCGGCATTGTTCTATGACCGTGAAGATAATAAAATCCGTTCATTACTTACTGCAAGTTTCTTCCTGAATGAAGAAATAAACGATAACCAGATAGACCAGGAAAAGATACTGCAGCTTATTCTGTATATGAGGGATAACGGTACAATGTTTAGAAAGATTACGGGAGATAGATACGCTAAAGATTTTTTAATACCACAATGTAAAAAGATATTCGGCAATGATATATCAGATTATTATTCGGTAGATACAAGCCCGGCAGCATATCTTACTACATTGAACTTTATGAAACTCAAAAGATACAGTATTCCGTATTACAAACAGCTGGAATATGAATTATCTAATTTGCTTTACGACCGGGCAACAGGTAAGGTAGACCACCCTCATAATACAGACCCTAATCATCCTGTATATTTTAAGGACTGTTCGGATTGTTTTGCAGCGGCAACACAAATGATATATGTGAATGAGCATGTACATTATGAAGAATTTATCATTGAAAAAGAAACCGATAAATTAGATATACCTTCTGATGGTTTTTATGAAAATATAAGTCTTACAGACGAATCTGAAATAGAAGACGAACTTGCTTTATTCCAAGATGGGTTGTACGGATTTGATGAGCATATAGAACCATTTGAACCCTGATATTATTTTTTGTTAGGTAATCTTCCAGGAATAAACCCTTCAGGACATTCTTTAACAAAGATATTAATAACTCCGTTATTAAAAAATTTTCGACCTTTAGAACTTTCCGATAGTTTTTCTTTAGCTTGTTCCGAAAGTTCTTTACCAAGATGGGAGTTTCTTAATCTTAATAAGAGTTCTGGTGTTTGTGGAATAGGATTAGCAAGACGACTTTTCGATATTCTTTTAGACCATTGTTCATTTCTAGGTAATCTGCCTTTTACAAATCCTTCAGGGCAGTCTAAAGCAAACATTTCAATAATTCCATTGTTAAAGTAATGTTTTCCTTTATTACCTGGAATATGACCTTTATTAGGACATCTTAATTTTCCATGGATTCTGCAATGTTCTTCATGTGTTAAAAAGATTAATTCTTTCGCAGGTCTTTTGTAATATAAATTCTGTTCTTTAAGTTCTTTTACGGAAAGGATATTGTTACCTTGAATTTCAAGTCTATGATGACAGTCATATTTTTCCGGACTATTTACAGCAATTTCATAATTTTCAATAAGGGATATATCTTCACAACAATAATTCACAACAGTTTCATAACAAATCATACTTTAATTATAGAAAATCGTTCCATTTGAGCCATAGAAGCCCTGTATTGCGTTCAAAAGGCCCTGGTAATGATATTTCATTATCCACGTCAAAAAGGGCACTCAGAATGAAGATATTTGAGAATTGAGCACTTTCTACAATTAAGGTATAGACATTAAATTATATTTTTTATGTTCGTTACTTCTTAGACCCTTATGGTACGTCGTACTGTAAGGGTTTTTATTGACATGAGAATAAGAACAATTCTATAATTAAGATGTCTCCTAAAGACAAAGATTAACGACTTTCTGACCCTCTGAACCTTTCCCCCTCCCACCCGGTTTAGAGGGTCACTTTTTTATCTGAGAAAACCGGACTTTCTATAATTAAGGTAAGTAGTAATTTGCATCCTGACCGCATGATGTTCTGTTAGAATATTGTGCGGTTTTTTTTATTTTCTGGTAATGCAGCTTTCTATAATTAAAAGTATGAAAAACTATATTGGAATAATTGAAGTTATTATGGTACCTGAGGAAGGTAAAAGGTTTCTGATTCATTTGAATAAGCCTGATATAAACCTTCTGAAGAAAGTAAAGGGGAACAGGGAGAATGAGAATCTTCCTGTAGGGAAATATTACATAACAGAGGATTTTAGATATGAAAGTCAACGAGTTTAAGATGTGGCTGAACAATATCGGCTATACTGATGAAGAACTTGAAACCATTGATGATAATCATCTTTCCATTCTGGAAGATGAATATCTGTCATTGTTATATGGGAGTATGTAGAGTATGAATGCTGCTGAAGAAAGAATGGTCTGCTGCGTATGGACTGAAAAGGAAAATGGAAAGGGAGATGTATACATACCAAGCTGCCTGAAAAACAGTTCGAATGGTGTAAACATCTTTAAGGTTGCAAAGAAATACAAGATATCAGTTATTGATATATTCCGTAAATGTCCTTATTGCGGCCACAATGTAATAATCAACGCCTTAAAAATACCGGAGAAGAAATAATGGAAGAACTGAAAAGAATGCTATACAGCCGATTCAAGGAAGAAGCTATCATCAGACAGTGTGGTGATAACCGTGTGGAGCTTGAAGTAAATACCCATATACCAAAGGAAGAATGGAAAAAGAGAATGGAAGGGTTTGAGGATACTTCTAAAATCATATCTGATTCCTGGACCTACAATGGCATAAGGATTGTACTTTTCACAGGTGCAGTAAAGAACCAGAAGAAAAACTTTAATTTTGCATATTAGACTTATGAAATTGTTTATTATCGGATTCATAGCGGGATTTGTTATTGCAATTCCCGTAACAATAATTGTTCTCAAAATAATGTTCAGAAACCTTGAGGAATAGGGTTTTTCTAGTATTAAGGTAAAGGAGCAAATTATGGATTTTGAATTAGATACTGTAAAAGGTATCTTACATGTAAAGAGTGAAGCATTCGGTTACGACAGTTTCACAGTCAATATGTTCAACGAGTATTTCGTAGAATATCTCAAAGAGTTCTTTCTTGGTAAACATCTCAAATCAATGTCAGAGTTTATTAATAACTGGAATAACCTCAAAGATGAATTTGGATTCTTTATGAACCTCAGATTCCTTGGTTATGCACTTTCAATGTAAAGGGGGAATAAGTATGGCAAACCATTATGATTTTGATGAAGATTTCGAAACAGGTGAAATCCTCGACAGAGTAAGTAACGGAGAAGATTCGGATTACTTTGTGAGAAAGGAAGACGGTATCTATTGTTCAGACGGCGAGTTCATCTGCGATAATGATGATGAAGAATACCAGGACAAGATAGATGAGTACAAAGAAGAATGGCATGAAGTAAACTGGTCTACAGAAGATTGGGCTGACCATTATGGCTGCGACCCTGAAGATGTAGAAGACGCTATGGATGATGATATGAGGGAGTGGTAGATTATGGAACTGTATAACAAAGAATTTGTATTTTTCGATTGGGAAGATAAACTTGAAGGTAAGAAGGGATTTTTCGCTGATACTATTAATGAACTTAAATCAAAGGTAAAAAATGGATTTGAATTACTTGAATGTCATTTCTCTAATAATCCGACTGGTTTTCATTTCAGTAATTCTATCTCTAATAATGCTTATCAGTTCTTCTATTACGACCCATACTACGAGTTCCGCAGAGCATATCTTGAAGGTAAGCAAATACAATTCAAAGATGGAGATGATTGGGTAGATATAGTAGGTGAGCCATGTTTTATTAGTGATGAATATCGTATCAAACCTGAAATAATGTGGCACGTTGTACTTAGTGATGAAGGTACATTCGGTATAACAAAATCTACAAATAAAAGTATTTACTTTACAAGCAATGATATTGAGGAATGTAATAAATGGATTGATGAACATAAGAAGTTCATTGGCACTATGAGAGCTTGGGAAGAGGGCAAGGCTATTCAATTCCTTGATAATAGTACCGGTAATTGGGTAGATGTTGCTAATGGTATTCCTCTGTGGGGTCCTAATAGTACTTACAGAGTAAAGCCTGATGAATGCGAAGGCTGCATGAAATACAATTATTGCATGAATAAAGACGGTATCAGATGTAAAAGCTATTGTACCAAGGTGGAGTATGTACCATTCGATACAGTACAGGAACTTATTACTAAGTGGGAAGGTATGAATCCTGGCTGCACCAACAGACCAAAGTGTGCAATGCCTATGATATGGGTAAAGGAGAATCGTACTGACTGTATATATCTCATTACGGGATATGACGAAAATGATAAAAATCCTATTATGGTAAATGATATCTGGATTAGTCTTAAAGACCTGTTCAACTATTACAGATTTATCAACGATTCTATTATTGGTAAGAGAGGTTAAGTGGAAAAATGACAGAAGAAGAATACTTTAGAAAAAACTACCCAGACTCTTGTTATGGTGATAAACCACTTAGTCCGCATTGGGATTTCTTTCAAGACGGAGTAGAGTTTGGTGAAAGAGAATCTGAAAAGAAGATTGAAGAACTTGAAGCACAGATTGAGAAAATGAAGTGTTGCTCTAATTGTGATAATTGGAATTGGAAACATAGTAAGTGTGAGAAGAAACTTAAAGGAGATTGTTTCAAACATAGCAAATGGGTTATGAGAAATTTTTAAGGAGAACAAATTATCAAAGCAAAAGAGCTTCTTAGTTTTTGGGTAAATGATTTTTACGATGCCTTTAACAATTCAAATAGATATGAAGAAATGCACAAAGCTCTTGTACAATCAGAGCAATTCATAAGTGAGGTGGAGAAATGAGTAAAGAAATGGCTAAAGGTTATCAGATTTATAGGGAAAGAATTGAGAAATTGGAAAATTAGATTAGTTCAAAATCAAAGGAGTAAACTATGTTTGAAGATATTGATAAAGCTATAGTAGCAACTATTATTGGATTTTTTGTTGCCATACCATTCGCAATATGGAAGTGGGTGGAAATCATTATCTGGATTGTAAAACATGTTCATATTTCTGTGAATTAAGCGAGGTAGATAAACGACCTTCAAAGAAATTGTACTTCCAGAACTAAAGGAGAATAAATAACTATGCCAAAGTTTACAGATAAAAATGGTAAGACATTAAGGGAAAGGGATAAGGTTTACTGTAGGCTTGAAGATGGAACAATAGCCGAAGGCAGAATCCTTTATCATAAAGAGAACAAACAATACATGGTACTTTTCAAATATTCCATGTGGTATGGAGAAGATGAGTTTGATTATCATTCTTACGGTAAAGGTTATGTCCTTAAAGACTGTAATAGTGAGGATTTAGAGTTGATTGAAAGTTATTTGAAATAATATAAAGGGGAACAAATAATGACTTTCAAAGAGATTGCATATCTTATCATAACAATAATAGTCGGTGGGCCAATGCTTACCGCTTTATTCGTGATACTGTTCGAATGTATAAAAAGATTATTCAGGAGATTATTCAAATGAGAGGCATAGAGATAGTTGGTACAATAATAATATTGATAGGTGCATACCTTGTGACTATAGCAGCTTTCTGTAACCTGCTTGATGACTTGAACTTCTATAAGGGTATTAAGAAACAATGGATTAAGCACATTATAGAGAATACACTACTCTTATTATTCTCATTGTTCATAAGCGTAGTTGGAACTTATTGCTTTACCATAGACATAAGGTATCCTGAGAATAAGATTGAGACATTAAAGAGTCGTGCAGAAAGTGCTCAGAAGGCATTAGATAAATACTTGGAAGAACATCCGGAATATAAGGAGGAAGAATAATGGGAACGATAATAGCAGATAATTGTGTTTATGGAAGTTCAATACCATATAAACCGATAGAGATTCCTTTATGGAAAGTAAGACTATTGATGAAGCAAGATACCTTTAGAGATTCTTTATTATTAGAAGAACTGAGATTCAATCTTGCACATCATAAATATCCTGACAGATACAGTAAGAGATTAAGAAAATTATTGGTAAAATACTTTAAGGAGGAAATAAATGAATCTGACACAGTTTATTAATACCTATAACGGTAAGAAGGTTGATTACAAGGACAAACAGTTTAAGGGAGATGGCAGCTATCAATGTGTAGACCTTGCAAGACAGTATGTACATGATGTATATGGTGTAGACCAGTTCCCTGCATTAGGTGCTGACGGTGGAGCTAAAGATATCTTTGATAAGTGTACCAATCTCAAAAAGACTGTTGATAGTTCTACCGCAGATTACGACAAGGGTGATATTCTCATCTGGGACAAGAGTAAAACAAACAAGTATGGTCATGTAGCAATTCTTGTTGCAATCTATAATACAAAATACTTTATTGTATTTGAACAGGATGGATTCAAACAGGATGGAGCTAAGCTGGCATTCCGCAGCAGAGAGAACCTTCGTGGAGCACTTTGGAGACCTGTTCAGTGGGATGCTAAAGTTCCTGAAAATTAGACAATTCTATAATTAAGGTAGGAGCAAAATTATGAATTTACACAAAATAATGATTGACGATGTTTACGATGTAGACAAAGAACGCAAGAAAGCACTGTTTGATAAAGTTAATTTTATGACACTTGGAGCTGAAAGTGATTATATGTATCGTTTCAAAAATCCTAAAATACACAGACTGTATAAACAGATTGAGAAACGATTACATAAACTTGCCATGCTAATGGAGAAAGAAGTATATGAGAAAGACCAGCACAATTGATTCAAACCTTCGATGTCCTAAATGTCGTTATCATTATCCAATGCGTAAGATATCTAAAAGTAAGAATATAAAATGTATCTATTGTGGCTATGAATGTTTACCAAAGGATTGTATTCCATTCAAAAAGATTTGTAAGAGTAAGGAGTGTGTATGAAGAAGTTAATGATTGTATTAATGTTATTACTGTTTATCAGTCCGGTATTTGCCAGAACTATTCAGTGTGTAAAGAAGTATCAGGTGTATAACGGATTCAAAAATACTATAGATGTAACTCCACAAATTCAGAGCATGATTAATTGTGGTTGGAAAGTTGTTTCTATCACTCCTATAGCAATGTATGCCAACAGTTGTAATCCAACAGATTATGTGATTGTGGTATTTGAAAGGGAGGAGAATAAATAATGGAAATTGATACAAGTAATTTGACAGATGAACAAATCAGTAAACTTGGTGAGATTGTCCACACTATGGAAGAAGAAAACGCTAAGGTAATTAAATGGTGGATTATGCCAAACTTTGATGTCTTTGAGCAATATGACCCATCTATTGGACTTAATTACTTTATAGAACCACAGAAAGATTTTTACAGTAAAAACAGACCACCGTTGAAGTCAGGTTTCGAAAGTAAGGAAGCAGCTGAGAAGTGGCTTAAAGATTATCTTAAAGAAGAGGATTTGTTCTCAAAAGCTAAAGACGAAATCAATTATCTTAAAGGCAGTCTTGAACAGATTCTTGCCAGGTTTAATCGTCATGAATATCTTACAAATAATGATTGGACTAAGTATTTCAAATCATTTGATGCTTCAATGGACCATGGTACACTTAAAGAGGTAACTAAATGAGAAAATCTAAGATGAAAAGGTTAAAGAAACTTGAGTACGCATTTAATCACGGATGCAATATTCAAGTACTTGAACCAGTTTATCGTTATCCTGAAGAAGATGGAAAACGTAAAGTCATAGATTGGGAATGGAGAACAGTACATACGGTTGATTATATCAGAATTGCCTTTGTAAGAAATTTGTGGCTTCGTACTGTACCAAAACCAGATATTGCTTATTGTGATGTAGTGGAGGCAAGATAAATGAAAAAGATTGAACTGAACAGAGGTAAAGGAAAGACAACTCGCTGCCTTAAACGGGCATTAAAACTTGTGAAGAAAGGCAAGAACGTAGTCTACATTACACCATACGGAATGAACCATGCAGAAGACCTTTCGTTTATCTTTGCAAATATGATAAGAGGTAAGATTGATTATCATTATTTCTCTGCAAAAGGTAATAAGTTTGAATTCCCAAAAAGTAACTTCATCAAGTTTGTTTCATGGGAATACTATCACGAACATACTGATGAAGAGTTCTACGACCACAGCCTGAATATTATCTTTGATGATATTCATATTTTGTTTGTCGGAACTCTCGATACCGTATCTGTAAGTAAGGGATTTTAGAATTATGAAATATAAAGTATATGCACCTAACGGACAATTTATCTTTACAACGAATATAGATAAAGAATGTCCTTTGTGCCATAGTTCATTTATAAAAATAAAGGAACATGTAGATGAAGAAGAGATAGACTGTTTTTGTAAGAACTGTTTATTAATATATGGATATTTTCCGTTAAGACAATTTATTAAATTAAAAGGGTTTGAGGAGAAGTAAATGAAAACACAGATTATTTTTACTTGTGCAAGATGTGGCAAGGAACAGGTTGAAACTCTTAATTGCTTTACTGTCCGTAGATTCAAGTACAGAAACCTTATTGGTAAAGATACCAGAGGTTATAAACTTGATAAGGAACTTTGTAACGACTGTTATCGTTCACTTAAAATATGGCTTAGTGATGGAGATGAATATAAAGAGCTTATCGATGAAAACAATACATTAAAGAAACTTAATGTATATCTTAATAAACAGAGGGATAATCTTCAGGCTCAACTTAAAGAAGCTAAGGAAGAACATGAACATTGTAAGGCTTTCTGTCCAAGGGAAAGTTCAGACTGGAGTGAATATCAGGAATGGTGGAAAGAAAAGCATAAGGATGATATACAATGAGTGATGCAATAGATTACATAGCACTTCAGAAATCAAAAGCAATTCAGTATATGGTTGCTCAGATAATGGATGAGGCATATCATAACAATCTTACTCCAGTTCAGGTTATAGAACTGGCAATCAAAAGAGGAATGGAATATCAGAATAACCTAGACCATGAGAATAAGTGGAGTGGTTATCATACTTTTGACTCCATACAGTTTGATGAAGACGGATTACCTTATTATGGTATTACTCGCAGTATTAAGGAGAACTAAGTATGACTATATCAATTGAAGTTCCAAAAGAATTTGAAGAACATTTTAACATGGATAGATTCAAGGATAGTCTTGAAAGAATATATGGTGAACTTGAATCTGATGAAGGACATTACATTCTTGCTGGTAAGTATGAACTTGAACTTATCAAAATGCTCAAAGACGCAATGGTAAACGCAGATGTTATAAAGGAGAGATAAAATGGATACTCCAAACATAACAAACTTAACACCTGAGCTTGAAAGATATCTCAAAAAGATAATTGATTCGGATAATCCTCATTTCATTAAAGATATGAACGAGTATCGGGTACGACAGCTTCTTAAATCTCGTGTAAAGAGAATCCGTATCCTTTAGAAATCAATAAGATTCTATAATTATAATAAGGAGTAAAATTGATGAACGTATCGTTCTACATTTATGATATTGATATTGAGGAGTGGGTTAGAGATTTAGAACCTAAGATAAGCATGGTCTATAATCCAACCATATTAGAAATTCCAAGAAAGTTTAGAATGGACCAGAACCTTTTTACAATGGAGCAGATAAGAAAACGTATCGAAGAAGGATATGTCATTGTTCCATTTAGTAAGAGTATCTATTTAGTTGATTTGTTGAAGTATTATAATCTTGGATTGAAACCGTGCTTTATGTCAAATAAAGGATTTAAGATATTCAGGAAAGTTTATAAAGACTATATGTAAAGGAGTAAGATTATGGAATTCGATAAGAGTAAAGTATACACCGCTTTGAATGCTGATGAATTGAAAGTGGGTAGTAAGGTTATTTGTGCTAACACACTTGATTCTCTAAGACGTAAAGTTAATAAAGATGAAGATATCACTGAAGTCAAAGAAATACTTGAAGAAAGTAATGAACGCAGGTTTCGAACGGAATTCAGTGGACTTTGGCCGCTTGTCTACTTTATCTCAGAACCGGAAGAAAAGAAACTTAAATGGACTGACCTGAAAGTTGGAGATGTTGTTTGTTGTGGCAGAAAGTCATGTATGATTACTGGTATTGATACTGACAATGACACTCGTTTTCATATTTGTTTTAATAATGATTGGTATTCTGATGATGAACTTGAAGAATGGGAAAAGGTGGAATAAATGTCAAAAGAATTAAAACAGGAAGTATATGTTGATAGTATTTATCATGGTGATACCTGCTATATCACAGTAAGGGTTAAAGGTAAGGCTGAAGATAGCAAACTTGGTTATGAATATGTGAACACCTATGAGTTCCGTACCAATAAGAAACTTACTGGAATGGAATGTACAAGATGTGAAGATAACAAGTTCCTAGATATTGCTACTGAAAGGGCTATGGAACATTTGAAAAAGCTGCATAATATCAAAAAGACACGGTTCTCAATTTTCCGTGTATTTATAAACGGTAATGAGGTAAGTGAATGAGATTCAGTAAGGAATTTAGGCAATGGTATGAGAAACATTTTGAGTTATCTTTTCCAAAACAGGTAAAGATGAATTATTACTGTTTTAACTTCAAGGCTATGTACGATGCCTTCAATGCTCATGATGAAGAACTGGACAGATTGAGAAAGTTTGAAAAGAAAGTCCGTAAACTTCAGGATAAATGTAAGGCATATGAAGAGAAATTTCATTGCGTAAGTAGTTTAGATAAAAGTGTTGAGTATGAAATGAAGTATGATGAAGCTCTGGAAGAGTTTCTTTATTTGTAGAAGGGAGATAAAGTATTTATGATTAAGGTAAGAAGTGAAGTTCCTGATAAATATACTTTCGTTTGCGATACATACGAGGAAAAGAACTTTATAGATTTACATCAGAATGAATTATTCGACAAGTTTATTAATATTCAAACTAAAGGTAAAATTAAGAATCTTGAAGACCTTCACAAGAAAGCAACAGATTTAGAGTTTGGAGAAATGTCTATCGAATATTTTTGGTATATATCTAGTGGACTTGAATGGTTACCAAGTACAGTAGGCATATTCCAAGATTTTGTGAATAAGGAGTATGAGAATGACAAGAGATAATGTTTTAATGGTTCTTGCCAAAAGATGGACTTGTAAATATACAAAACATGAAGTTGAAATGATGCTTGCAGGTAATGATGCTTATACACCGCTTGAAAAAGATAAACTGCTATATTATTTCAACTGTTATAACGAATGTGATGAAGTTGCTTATCCTTATGGAGAAACAAAATGAAACAGATAACCAAACAAAAGATACAGTTCTATGAATCAGCTTTTAATCGTGGACAGACTGTAATGTATTTTAGCAAAGCTGAACACGATAAGTTCTGGTACACCTGGATTCCTATCAGAGATAAAAAGGATATTAAGAAGTGTGTATTAAACAACATTGAAATGAGGGTGGAGAGATGACATTACCAAACGGAGAAATAATATTTGATTGCAGTGATGATAGATGTGAACTTTGTGGAACGACCTTTGAATTAAGATATTTCCGAAACAGAATACTTTGTATTGAGTGTGCAAAGGCTGTAAAAGAACAAGAATCGATTGAGGAGGATTAAGATGATAATTCTTAAAACGTTGTGGGATATTATTGAGGCTGTCTTTATATCCATTCTTGTCTTGTGCATCCTATATGGTGTCTGTGAGTTCTTCGATTGGATTGAGTATAAAAGATTTGAAAAGGATATGAGGGAATATTATGAACAAAAGCACAAACGAGAATTTTTGGAAAGACATGATTACGATTTACATCTGCAATATATGATGAGGGAGTGGAACTGGTAATGGATGAAGAAAGATTAGACAAGTTATTTGAAGGTCTTGTAAAGGTAGAACTGACACCAATTCAGAAAATGTCTGATAATGAACTTTGCCGTAAACTTGATATTGCTAGACGTAATGTTGAGAAGTGGCAGAAAAGGATAGATGATATCCAGAGAGAACGCTCAAGTAGATATTGTCATTGGAAATCAATGCAAGACCCGGAGTGGTAAGATTGTGAGTTTTGATAATTATCTGTATAAACTGTTTAATGTTGATTATTACTGTATGATACGAAGAAAGATTGAAATAGCCGAATGGAAACTTGGCATATACAATCCTTACAGTACAATTGATTATGTTGATTTTGAAGATAATCCTTATTACTTCACATGGTATAGTAATATAATTGACAGGATAAGAATATATCAGGCAGCACAAAGACTTGGTAAACCAACCTTTACCGCAATTTGTTTCAAACATGAATATAAGGAGTAGATAAAATGACGTATATTAAATGTGATAGATGTGGAGCACAGATTCATCAATTAGATAATCAATCAGACATTACAGTTATGGCGAATTTCGAAGTTCCCGTACCTAACGCAAAAACATCAATTGATTTATGTGAAACCTGCACCAAGCAGTTTTATTCACATTTTATGAAGAATCATTATAAGGAAAAGTAAAATGAAATATCAAACTAAGGCAGCATTCCGCAGCCTATTGCATCCGTTCAAGAATGGATTCTGGTGTCAGTTGTGCATAGTAACTGAAGGTTATTATACAAAGCATCCGTATCTCGGAATGCTATGGGAAGAATGGGATAGTTATGCTGGTGACGGTGATTATGGTTGGGATTACTGTTGGACAGGAAACCGTAAAACTTGGAAACAGCTTAAATGGTATAAGAAGTTTGGAATAGATGATGATGGATTTGTTTTTATAGTTCCGTTCTTCATTGCTTATTTGTTAGTTCTTCCAGGTACACTTTATCATATTCATGAACTGAATGAAGAAATGAAATATTATGAAGAATATCATAGGACTCACTATTTTAATGAAGAATCTATGACATGGGAGGAGAATGAGTAATATTCTATAATTAAAGTTAGGAGCAATAAATTATGAATGATTATATCGAAATAATGGAACGAGAAGAAAATCTCAAACGTCTTATGGCAATCGGTAAGGCAAATGAACTCGTAAAAGAAATGCAGCACGAAGTAGATAAATACACTAAATTACTTCAGCTTGCTAAGGAAGACCAGGTTTACACAATAACTCACAATGTAAACTATTTTCAATTTCTTTTCAGAATCAAACCTGCATTTGATTATTTTCATGCACCTAAAGATACAGATAAACGTTCTAAAATACAAGGAAAACTGATGTTTGAATCCCTTGAAAAGTATCTGGGAGATGAAGTGTTCAAGAAACCAGTTAAGATTGTGGATATGTGTTCTGGTAGTTATGAAGGTTACTATTATGAAATTGTATTCACTATTCCTGATTCAGATACTAAATATACTTTCACCGTACCAAATCCTGAGGTAATCAATACAAAGAATTTTGAATATGCGTATGAAGGCAAACTTGCTTTTGGATATTATGCAAGTGAACATTCTCTTTGCATCGAAGAAACTTCTTATTGTGTTGAAGATATAACAAACGCTTTTGGTGAGTTTATAAATAGAGAGGAAGTATAACTATGAAAGAAACAGATAAAGTATTTCCACTGAAAAGTGAATATAGTACAGAGTTTGGTATTTCTGTTCGTGATTACATTGCTATTCAGGCTATGGTGGGTCTTAGTGCCAATCCAGACCTTACGCACCAAAGTTATGATGATATAGCTGATTTTGCCTACCAACAGGCAGATGCGATGATTAATAGGAGCGAGAAATGAAAGTATCAGAACATCCAATATTTCCAATTCAAATCAATGTACATAATCTCATGGTTAATCCTGATGATGTACCGAGTGATAGTAGATGGGTACTTAATGAAGTAGCTGAGAGAGTTTATTATGATGGTGATGGTGAGTGGTATATCTTCAGTGATTATTATGATGATGAAGATTGCATATATGCTACACCTAAACTCTGGTACGACATTCCTCAGTTTGATATTGATACAACCGAACTTGAGAAATTATCTAAAGAAGAATTGATTGAACTTATTATTAAAGAAAGAGGAAATAAATGAAACTGTCTCAGAAGATAAAGCATATTAAAAGACATAGAGCTAATAAAAGATTTGCTAAGTTTGCTGATAGTTTTCATTTTGCTGCAGCTGAATGTTTTCTTGATGGTAACGAAAATGTGTTTATCGTTAGTTCAAGATTGTATAATGTTATGAACCGTAGAAAAGGATGCGTACCGAAGAATATTAAGAACACTAATCTTGTCAGTGATACTTGTATTATAACAGTACCAAGAGATATTACTGAATTCTGGAATCGTAATGAACTTGATTATATCAAAGGGTGGGTTGATACTACGCTCAATTGTCCAAATGGTATGCCTTATATCTATACGGATATCAAACCTGATTATCTTAATGAGATAGGACTTAGACCAAGTGTGTCAGCTCCTGTACCAAATAGTGTAACAGTAAAGGAGATATAATGAGTGAAGTGAGTAAATGGTATAACCCTATAAGTACCACAAATGATACTGAAGTAAAAGGGATTCCGTTAAGTGAACTTAGTCTTGCAATTCGGTGTGCTGTCTGCGGTAAAGCAGTATCACTAACTCCGTTAGAAGCAAGATATACTACATTTCGATTATGTGACGAATGTATTAAAGCAATTAAGTTTGCAAAAACATTAATGAAGAATAATCCTAATATGAATATTGATGGAGATGACGGAAAATGAGATTCACATATACAAAAGTTGAAGGATTTGAACCTGCCATTATTGGTATTCGTCTTAATATGTCAAAAGATTATGAAGACGCTGTATCTAAGATGGATAGTGAGAGAAGGCTTACACGAAATGTTTATTTTGAGAATGGTCGTTATAGGGAGAATGAAGACTATATTATCGGTCCAGAAGATATGCGTATCTGTAAGACTCTTATTACAGCAGACGGTGCAAAGAAAACTGCCGGTGAACCAAACAGCAAATTCTTACAGATGATTGAAGTATGGGTCTGTATAGAGGCACCACTTTGTTTCTGGAAAGAAGCTGATACTTACAGACATGGTGTAAAGTCTTCAACTTCTACAATGCACCGTATTGACAAATATGTCATTGATGAAACCTGTTTTGAACCAAAGCCGACAAACGGTAAACTATCTTCATTTATTGATATACAGAAACTTGAAGAGGCAAGACAAAAGTATAATGAAACTCATGACAAAGATGTATGGTATGATTTGATTTATGGTCTCGGAGATAGTTGGCTGCAGACTCGTATGTGGCATTTCAATTACAGCACATTAAGAAATATCTGTCAGTGGAGATTGCATCACAAACAGAATACATGGTCTGGTGATGATAACGACACTATGGAAAACTTTATCAAATGGGCTAAGACATTACCATACGCTCAGGAATTTTTGTTTGAGGAGTATAAATAATGTTGAATTAGAAATTCTAATATTAAAATAAATCGGTTGGTTAGTTCAACTAGTAGAACACCGGAGACGTATCCTGTAAAGGTTCCATCCGGAGATTCAGGTTCAAGTCCTGAACGAACCTAGAGGTTCTGCTGAGAACAGGGCACTGAAGGTAAGCTGAGGGTGTGGACAGAGTAAGCTGAGGATAAGTGTTAATGAATAACAGAGGGGCTATAGAGTAGTCTAAAGGCTATAGTGAGTATGTTATCCTGGATAATACCGTCAAAAGTCTACGACAGGACACGTCCTCAAGAAGTGGTTCTCAGGTAGCAAGTAGAGAAGTGGTGTAACGGTAGCACGTGACAGGTGGCTGGGGTGCAGGTTCAATTCCTGCCTTCTCTAATCCTTCATTTTATACGTTTTATACAGGATTACAGTAGGAGAAACGTATAAGGCATTTTCTGTTTTGTCTTCCGGTAGGTAATATCGGTTAAGTCTGGTAGACGTACCAGCTAACAGTTTATTTTGAATTAATTTACCCGGATAAGCCCAAAATAATAACCCAAAATTATTATTCACATCCACCTAAGGCTTGTTCGGGTTTTTATATATCTTGCATATAGGAGAATAATCAATGAAAGATTTTGGAAACAATCTGTTTGAGAAAATAATAACCATACTATTTTTAATACTTCTATTTCAGGCTTCAACACCGTTTTCAATTAAATGCTATAAATGCTGGGAAAAGGATAAGATAACCTCTATCGCAAACCGTTCAATTCCAGATGAAACTTCAGGGGATAAAAGGATTGTTTACCGTTGCCATTACGGTCATGTTCTTTATGTTGACCCTGAAAGTGGAGAAAGGAAGTAAATCTGCCCTATAATGCCCCTAGGATTGTCTGTATTGCGTTCAAAAGGTATGGGTAATGATATTTGTCGATTTGACATAAGAAAGCCCCAGGAGCAATCCTAGGGCTTATTTCATTCATCTCTAAAATCATCAAACATTTTACGGAACTTCAGGAAATATTCAAACTGCTCATCATCACAGGCTGCAAAACAGAATATCGCCCATAAGAATCCCAGGAGCATAAAGATTATACAGAACAACAATCTCATGCTATATCCTTATCCAAATCTTCAAAACATTTCGGAGTTGTTTCAGGCCAGTTATTTATCTTGAGCCACCTTTTATCAGTTACGAGAGGGTGCTCCGAACAGTCATCGGCATTTACGCTGTCCAGATATTTTGACAGAATTTCCTTAACCTCAATTGGATATACTTCCTGATAGTTGTTATGGTAAAAAGGGTCGTGGTTAATCGTTACCGGAGATATTCCTTTATCAAACAAAATACCTCTTACTTCAGGCAAAGGAATATTGAATGTTGAAGCGAGAGTTCCGATTGTAATTGTTTCTTTTGTCTGTTTGTTCTGCTCGTTTTTAATGATTTCAAGGCAGCTGTCATCCCAATATTTAACTCCCTTAAACCCCGTTTCAATTTCTTTGATGTTGTGTCTTTTAAGCATATTGGTGATAGTTGAATTGGTATAGCCTGTAAGATTTGATAATTCGGTTGTACTGTACATCTATTACTCTCCCTCATATCCATATTCATCCCGGATATCCTGATAAACTTCAAGAAGTTCGTTATAAGGTCCGGTCATTCTTTCCTCATAATCATCTTCAGCATTACGCATAGCATGATAGATAATATCAAGTGCATTTCCAAAATCTTCAAACCATCTTTCATTCATATTAAACCTCCTTAAACAAAAGTATTGTTACAATGTCTTTTCCATATTCCATACGATATGAACACTTCATTTTCTCAAGTATTCTGTGCAATGTAGGCTCAGAAACTTTATTGTGGTGAAACTGTAGTATAATGCTTTCCGAAACAACATCAGCTTTCTGCATAATGAATGTGCAGCCATTCTCAACAAAATCCAGTTTAATTAAATTAGCATAACTAAGAAGTTTACTTTTCATTATTTTTAACCTGCCTTAGATGTAATATCAAACAATATGTAAGTTTAATTTGTCACAGCTTGTCTCCCATTTTGTTTGCTCTTTCTGTGTTCTTGGCAAGCGTATCAGAAAGCATCTTTTCAATATCAAAGTTTTCTTTATGAGCAAGTAACATTGTCATACAGAGGATATCACCAAGCTCCATACGATAAGGTTCTGTACTTACACCATAAGCCATACTAGCTTCTACAACTTCACCAGCAAGATGTTTGAGAAGTTCTACACTGGTAAGAGAGTTCATATACGGACTATGTGCTTCTCGTTTAAGTGCAACCTCATACATCTGTCCTGCCATTTCATTCAAGTCAATCATTTCATTTCCTCACTGTATGTTACAAGATAAGTATTATTTTCAAGTGGTTCAATTTTAACAATATTCTCTTTTGGAATAGTCTTTAAGAACTCATTAGTCTTATATACCGAATCAAACTTCTGGATTTGAATACAGAGTCCACTGAATGCAGATTGTCTACCAAGATTAAATCCTTGATTAAAAGCTGCATTATCTTTCATCTGCTGTTTAAGATATTCATTCACACTGTCTGATTCAATTACACTATCCAATTCAGTTAACTTTGGTTCTTTCATTCTTTTGTCTCCACACCAATTTCAATTTTATCACCTATTTTCAGATGAACGTTCTTAAATGTACGTCTGATTAGTGTGAAAATTAAAGCTATAGTAAGACAGCCTGCAAGGACAATACCCACAACAAGAGCAGCATCCCCAGCTGTAATCTCTTCCTCGTAATACTCTCCATCCGGCACTTCTTCATAATATTCTTCTTCCATAGTTTTTTTCCTCCATACAAAATAATTAATTTTATTCTCTGTAGAACTGAATATTGCAGCCTTTTAATTTAAGGTTACTTTTCCTCACCAGAAATATATTACCTGTAATCTCTTCTTTACATTTCCAGTATTTATCTGTAAAACCAACTATAATAAATCTTTTGTCTATTTCTTTATAAGATTTCCTGGTTACAAGATATTCCATCGTTCCCATTAAAATAATCCTTTTGTTCTTTTGTCTTCAACAGTTACCAGGGAATTTTCATAATCTTCCCTGAACTTTTTATAGTCCTTTATTCTCATAAATAAAACCTTCATTCCAAGGTTATAATAATTCAGCAGGTCCATTATATAAAATCTTTTACTGAATGGTACGATAGCATATCCGTCTTCTATGCAGCTTATGATTGATTCCATACTGTAATAATCAGCTTCGAGACAGAAACCTTTTGAAGTAAACAATTCATCTGTAGTTGCTGCCACAGATGTAAACATCTTATCGTATTTCCTGATTACAGTTTCAAGCCGGATGCTTTTTGTTTCACCATTTGATTTAGATATTCCGGTGAAGTTGTATAACAGATATTCCATAACATTTGCTCCTACTTTATAATTATAGAAATTATCAGAATAGACCGTGTTCTTTCTTATACTGGTCTAAGTTATCAAGACAATCTTCAAGAGCACCTAAACTAATTGGATTACCTGTCATATCAAACAGTTCAAGAACACGTTCTACAACTTCTTTGTATTTCAAAGAGTATTCATAGTTCGGATTTTTATCATGAGTTCCTTGCAGGTAACCTTCCTGATAAAACTTCTGTAAGAAAGCCACCTTTTCCTTATCATTCAAATCAATATTTTCTGCTGCTAATAATTCCGAAAAACTCATTTATTTATTCTCCTTCTTTACAATCTTTGGAATAAAATTATTACAGTCAACACAATTACATTCTTCCTGTACGTTACATTTATGCAGATAAACATTATGCTCTGGAATTGCATAAATATATCCGTGCATACAGTCAAAGAATCTGTCATTATTGTTACAGTCTATTGTCAAATATTCTTCAAGTTTCATTTACTCTCCTCTGGAAGTACAATTTCTTTCCAAATCATCCTTCCATCAAAAGTCATAAAGCCAATTGATGGGTCGTACTTACCTCTAAAAACCTGATTATTTTTCAAAGTTATTACAACATCGCAATTTTCTATCGGATAATTATATTTATCTTTCTCAAACATAGTTACTCCTTGTAAAGAATGTAAGCATAAAATCCACTTATATTGCAGTCAAACGTAATGTTTACAATTTCTTTATCTTTAATAAAATTGTTTACAGTAATTTCTAATTTCTCTGACGAAGTAACATAAATAACCTTTAACTTCATATCCTTACTCCTTCGGTTGTGAACTAATCTCCGCAGTCATTAAGAGTTACAATTATCTTTTCGATAACTGCTTTCTTTCCGCTTGGCTTCTGTTTGATTTCAACTTCCTGTCGATAATCTCCAACTTCATATTCCTTTCCCCATATCTTGATAGTATCACCAGAATAAGGAATCATAGACAGTGCTGCAATAGCAATTATCTTGTTACAATATTCGAAACTTACTGTCATTTCTCAACCTCGCTTGTAAGAATTATATATCCGCAATATTCACAAACATAATAATAGCAGAATCCCCATAGCTGCTTTTTCATTCTTTTATTGCATTTAGGACAGTGCATTTTCCACCTCATTATTAAAAGCCTTGTGAACATCTACACCGTGACTTTCTAACCAATCAATACAAGCGTGCCAACCAAGCAAAGCACAATCCATACTTATGACCTTTTGTTCTGGGTCTGTCATATTATGTTTAATCCTATACAATTCAACTTTATTAAGTAAAAAATTATTGCTGTCTACCTGTTTTTCTTTTTTCATTTTTCTTTTATCTCCTTCTTCCTAATCCATACCCAATTAAAAAACATATAAATCCTTCAATGAATAAACATATAAATGTTGCTATCTGTTCTGCTGTCATTTTTCTTTTATCTCCTTATTTCAACATTCTCCAAATCTTTGTCGTTGCTTCATTTATTAAATCGTGCGGTATTTCATTATCAAGATAGTATCTGATGTTCTCTAACTTGTTTTCCAACTCTCTTACCTTGTCCGTCAGTTCTCCGTTCTGTTTCTGCAAGGCTATTATGTGCTCTGTGTCTATCTGTATCTGCTTTTCTCTTGGCTCTGCACCTGCAAGATAACCTTTTTCAAAGTGAGCCATTATCTGTTTTCTTTCAACTTCACAAGCCCACGGTTTATCTAATGTATATCTGAAACTGTTTTCTTCTGCTTCTTTTTCAAGTTCTTCTTTTGTCATTTTCTTACTCCCAATAAAACAAATAATATGTATGATACATAATACATATCTGCTCCACTTTTACTTTATGCTCATTTACAAAATCGCATAATTCATACGCATGTTCAAAACTCTCATTTTTCAATTTCATTTGCTACCCCACTTTGTAAGACACTTAAAATAAATTATGGTCTCTACCAAACAGATTGGAAGGTAGATACCCCAAGGTGCATAATCGGGATTTATGTGACCCGCTTGTATTAAAATTATCCAAACAATACTACTAATCATAATTATCCTCTATCTTAATATTAGAATTGTCTCAATAGCCGTATATGTCAACAAAACTATGAAAAGTGTAAACCCCTATATGAATTAATATACGGTATTATATGCTGATATTGCAGCTTAGAACTTAAATATTTATTTAAATAATAAATTTAAGGAGATATACTATGTGGAATAATCTGAAAGACATTCTTACTTCAGCAAACGGAATACCTTTGGTTATAATTCTCGTTGTGCTCGTAGTATTGGTAATCAAATGGGGAATCAGACTCGGTAAAGCCGGTCTATTAAACATTCATACAAAACATGTTCACATTGGAAAGAATGTAAGTGAACGTGAATTAATCAGAAGACAAATTGAATGTGCTCATGATTATATTATGAGTATTGAAGGAAAAATTGTTACTGATACATCTCAGTACAACGGGTATTTTACAAAATATATACTTGAACGAACATACGATAAAGTTATTGAATGGATAATGTTCAATCATATCACAGTAAATCAGTTATACATTCAGGATAAACAGGATACTATCCTGAATCTTATTTATGCACTTCCGATTACAGATGATTTTAAGACACCGGAATTCAAAACCCGTGTTGAAAATTGGGTAAAAGAATTAATTGAGCGGCTTGTAAATGTAAAAACCCTTTATGGATATAACAGTGGAGATAATGCATGATACCAAAGATTGTAGGATTAATTATGGTTGTAACGGCGGCTATTTCACTTATTGCTCTGGTAGCCTGTCTTTCTAAGGGTTTGTTTCACGATACTACAGATTAT